CCAGTATCAGCTTTAACAGAAGAATGGACAGGTGCGGGTGCAGCAGTCGGTGCTTGGGCTACGAGTGGTGATTTAAACGATTCAAGAAATGGAGTTGCAGGAGCAGGAAGCAGTCCTTCAGCTGCTTTAGCTTTTGGTGGAAGTTCTCCACCTTATACTGGTAATACAGAACTTTTTGACGGTAGTAGCTGGACTGAAGTAAATAATTTAAATACAGCCAGAGAAACTCTAGCTGGAATGGGAACATCAACAGCTGCTTTAGCTGCTGGTGGTGCATCTCCTGTTAAAGATAATACTGAAGTTTGGAATGGAACTAATTGGACTGAAGTTAATAATTTAAACACAGGAAGATATGTTACAGCAGGAGCTGGAACTACAACAGCTGGTTTAGTGTATACGGGATATGCACCAGGTGGATCTGTAGATTCAACAGAATCTTGGAATGGAACTAACTGGACTGAGGTTAACGATTTAAATGCTGCAAGATCTGTTGGAGCAGGTGGTGGCACAGCAACCTCTGCACTATTCATGGGTGGAGAAACAGACCCTGGTGCAGTACCAACTAATTGTGAATCATGGAATGGAACAAACTGGACAGAAGTAAACAATATAAATACTGGAAGAAAAGGTTTATCAGGGACTGGACCAAGTAATACAGCATCTTTAATTTCTGGTGGAAGAAACCCACCAACAGTTTATGCAAACACTGAATCTTGGAATGGTGTTAGTTGGTTGGAACAAAATGATTTAAACACTGCAAGATATGCTGTGGGAGGATCTGGTAATTCTAATACAGCGGCTCTGACTTTTGGTGGATTAGATCCTTCAAGATCAGCAGCAACAGAAGAATGGTCCGTACCTTCAACTACAACTAAAACAATAAGCACAGATTAATTATGACAACATATAAAGAATTAAAAGGAACAAATATTCAAGCGGTATCATCTGATCCGTCTAATCCTATTGAAGGACAGGTTTGGTACAATACAACTAGCAATGTTACAAAAGGTCAAGCAGCTACAACTGCTGGAGCTTGGGCTAGTGGTGGTAATTTAGGAACTGCAAGATATTATTCAGGTTCAGCTGGTGTTTATACTAGTGGATTAGTTTTTGGAGGAGAGGCAAATCCAGGAGTAACTGGAGCAACAGAAACTTATGATGGAACTAGTTTTAGTGAAGTTAACGATTTAAATACTACTAGATATGCAGCACAAGGTGCTGGAGCCAGTAGTACTTCAGCTGTAGCATTTGGTGGTTCTGCTCCTTCTGTTCCTGGTAATACAGGAGTAACAGAAAGTTGGAACGGTTCTAACTGGACTGAAGTTAATGATATGAATACAGCTAGAAGATATTTTGGTGGTTTTGGTGCTACATACGATAGTGCTATAGCCGCTGGAGGATATACAACAACTAACGTTACAGTTACTGAATCATGGAATGGAACTAATTGGACTGAGGTTAATGATTTAAATACAGCTAGAAGAGGAATGGCTAGTGCTGGACAAAGTAATACTGCTGGTTTAATTATTGGTGGAGGTCCGCCAGCTCTGGCAGATACAGAATCTTGGAATGGAACGAACTGGACTGAGGTTAATAATTTAAATACTGCTAGAGCATATTTTCCTGGAAATGGCACACAAACATCAGCTTTAGTTTATGGTGGTACTACCTTCTCAGGTCCTAGAAGAGCTGATACAGAATCATGGAATGGAACTAATTGGACTGAAGAAGCAGATTTAAGCACAGGTAGAGATGGTGGTGGAGGATTTAATAATACAAATAATAGCAACGCTGTATATGCTGGAGGACACAATGGAACTGTAAAAGTAGCAACTACAGAAGAATGGACAGGTGCAGGTGCTGGAGTAACAAGAACATTCACCGATTCATAGGACTTGTAATATATTTTAAATAATATATATTACATTTAATTATAAAGGATAAAGATATGAAAAAAGACGTTAAAGAAGTAATACAAGGTGAGGAACCTCATTTAAATAATCTGTTATCAACTGAAGATCTATCATCGTTTAAAGGTATGGTAGACGAGCTTCGTGATACATGGACCAAGAAACAGATGTTTCGAACAGAGACAGAGGCAAGGTTTTCTGTACTACAAGACAATAGATACCCAACCAAAGCATCAAAGTATTGGCAGTGTGTTAGAGAACAATCTTCATACTTAGATAATCTCATGGCCCTATCGTTTGACTACAGAAGAAACGAAGCAAAAATAACTTGGTTAGAAAAAAAGATTGATACAGAAGAGGATGAATACAAGAGAACCAAATATCAGATCGATCTGGATGAGTGTAGATTTAGTAAAGCATCTATGGAAAAAGTTGCAAAACACAGAATGCGAGAGATCAAGATGTGGTCTAAATTAAAAACAGAATTTAACGATGGGTCATTTAATGACAAGGATGTTAATGTTCATCAGTTAGAATCTTATGGATTACAATATCATGAGAAAGCTAAAACATTAAATCAAAACTCAAGTGAGGCTGAAGTATTTAATGTAATGGGACAGTTACAATCATTACAGAGAATTAAAAAGTCTGGTGAATTAGAAAGTAGCTATAAAGAAAGAGAAAAAATTGAACAACATGGGAAATCAAAACCGTAAGTTATTTTTTCTCATAGCATTACCTAGATCTGGAAATACTTTATTTACAAGTATTATGAATCAGAATCCTGAAATAGCAACAACAGCTAATTCTATAACTTTAGAAATAATGAAAGATTTATATCTAATAAAAACAACAGATACTTTTCAAAACTTTCCTGATCATAAATCTTTAGATAACATATTAGATAATGTGTATAATTTATACTACAGAGATTGGCCTCAACGAATAATTATAGATCGTGGACCAGTAATGTTAAGTGGCAATCCTGGAAATTTTGAATTAATGCAAAAACATTTTAAATATAAGTTTAAATGTATTGTTTTATTAAGAAATCTAATGGATGTGTTAGCTAGCTACATGAAATGGTATACAGAAAACCCAGATTCTTTTGTAAATAAATTAGGAAAAACCGATGAAGAAAAACTATTAGCTTTAATGGATACAAATGGTGCTATTATAAAAGAAATTAAATCTATTAAAAATTCATACAATTATCCTAACATGTGTCATTTTATTAAATACAATGACTTAGTGTCTAATCCTAAAAAAACATTTAAAGATTTATATAAATTTTTAGAAGAACCTTATTACTCACATTATTTTGAAGACTTGAAACAAATTAATATTAATGATATAGGATATGACGATACAGTATTAGGAAAGAATATGCACACTATACGATCAACAGTTAAAAAAGAAATAAATAATTACATTGTGCCTGAAAGGATAAGACAAAAATATGAACACATTAAATTTTGATTTTATATTTTTAGGTCAATCGGTTTTAAAGTATCAGGTTCCTTTAGATATATTTAATTCAATTAATTATATTTATGAAACTAATTATCATAATCTGGCACCAGCTAATGGACAGTTGGTAGGTAAAATAGAAAAAGAACATTCTTTATTTTATAATGGTGCAGATCAAACAAAGATGAAAAACCATAATATGTTACCAAGAGATGTAACAAATTATTTTTTAGAAATGTTTAAACACTATTTAGCATTTAATAAGATAAAAGATTATAAGACACATTTAAATTCTATCTGGGTTAACGAGATGAAACAACATGAATACAACCCTGCACATATTCATAGAGGCATGTTGTTTACTGGTTTATCAAGTGTAATGATTTTAAAACTACCATCAACATATGGTAAAGAATATTCAGCAGGGCATATACAACAGAATGGTAGATTACAAATATTAGGTGCAGCTAATGGTCAGTTTGCAAAAATAGATTATCAACCACCTATGGATCTTAGAGATTTTTATATATTTCCATATGACATGAGACATACAGTATATCCATTTAATGGCACCAATGAAGTAAGACGAACTCTTGCTGCAAACTGTGATGTAGATTTTGATCCAATAAAAAACAGAGGTGCTAACTAATGGATAAACAATATTACATAGATAATCATATAGGTATATTTAAAAACTTTATGCCAAATGAAATGATAGATGATTATAAAAATTATTTTGATAAATGTGAGCAACAGGGTGCAGTATTTTCAAGACCCGAGGATGAGACGTTAGTATCAGATAATGCAATAAGCACTATAAGCAATACAAACGTTTATATGACATATAACAACAAACCTTTTATAGATATGTTTTTTAAAGAAGTATATCCATTATATGTAAAAAAATATTCTTTCCTAAAACAGTTAAACCAACACACTATATTAGAAGTTAAAATACAGAAAACCAAAGTAGGTGAAGGCTATCATATGTGGCATTGTGAAAATGCAATGATGACAGCAAGAAATAGAATATTAGCTTTTAGTGTTTATCTTAATGATGTAACAGAAGGTGGAGAAACAGAATTTTTATATCAAAAGTGTAGATTCAAGCCAGAAAAAAATACACTATTAGTTTGGCCATCACAGTTTACACATGTTCATAGAGGCAACCCTCCTCTGTCGAATGATAAATATATAATAACGGGATGGGTAGAATACGGATATTAATATGATAACAGAACCACGATGGAAATCTTATATAGTTGAAACCACACGACCAATCTTTACACCTAAACAATGTCAAATGATTATTAATGCAGGAAGAGCCGAACCTAGAAATGATGCAGAGGTTGGAAGTAAACAAGGCATTAAAGGTGGAGTTATAGATACTAAAACAAGAACATCACATATTAGTTGGATACCATTTAAAAAAATGAAGGATATGTATAAAGACATTGAGAAAATTATGAAGACCACAAACGGTAACCATTTTGGTTTTGATGAAATGCAGATTACAGAGATGGCACAATACACAGAATATCCAGAAGGTGGGTTTTATGATTGGCATGTAGACAATGATGTTAACTGTGCACACGAACCACCAGTTCGAAAAATATCTATGACTTGTCTGTTATCTCCTGAGAATGAATTTGAAGGTGGAGATCTAGAACTAATGGCTGAAGGTAAAGTTGCAAAAATAAAACAAGGACATGCTGTATTTTTTGCATCATTTATTAGACACAGAGTTAAACCTGTAATACGTGGTAACAGAAAATCTTTAGTTATGTGGTTTGGAGGCACACCTTTTAAATGATGATTAAAGCTGCATACTTTCCTAC